GTGTCCCAGTGTCATTATTCCGCTCAGTTTCAGATCTGCCGGAATTCTCCAAGCATCCCGCCCCAAAAGCCGGCTGCTTAAAATCTGATCTTCTCCATCTTGTCAAGTGTCGTTATGACCACATACGCCTTCCACCCGCTGCTCCCCACCCCGACCTCCTTCGCCACTATCACTGGGGGTGGTTTGAAGGATGTTATCGAAACCCTCTCGTCCACCATCCACAGAGACACGATCGCAGCACCCCTCATGGAGACCCTCGCCTCGCCTTACCGAGACTCCCTTCGCGACTTCCCTTGGGCCGTCCCCGCCTCCGCCCTGCCCTTCCTCCAGGAATGTGGCATCACGGTCGCCGGCCACGGTTTCAAAGCTCATCCCCACCCTGTCCACAAAACCATCGAGACCCACCTCCTCCACAAGGTTTGGCCTCACTATGCCCAAGTCCCTTCTTCCGTCCTCTTCATGAAGCCCTCGAAGTTCGCCAAACTCCAGCGGGGCAACGCCAACTTCTCCGCACTCCACAACTATCGCCTCACCGCCAAAGACACCCCGCGGTATCCTAACACTTCAACCTCTCTCCCCGACACCGAGACCGCCTTCATGCATGACGCCCTCATGTATTACACCCCCGCTCAAATTGTTGACCTGTTCCTTTCCTGCCCGAAGCTCGAGAAACTGTACGCCTCCCTTGTCGTCCCCCCCGAGTCCTCCTTCACCTCTATCTCTCTCCATCCAGATCTTTACCGCTTTCGCTTTGACGGGGACCGTTTGATTTATGAGTTGGAGGGCAACCCCGCCCACAACTACACCCAACCTCGATCCGCCCTCGACTGGCTCCGCACAACCACCATCCGCGGACCAGGCGTTTCTCTCACCGTGTCCAGGCTCGACTCGTGGGGTCCCTGCCATTCCCTCCTCATCCAGCGCGGCATTCCCCCCATGCACGCCGAGCACGACTCCATCTCGTTCAGGGGTCCACGCGCCGTCGCCATTCCCGAGCCCTCCTCCCTCCACCAGGATCTGCGCCACCGTCTCGTTCCAGAGGACGTGTATAACGCCCTCTTCCTCTACGTCCGCGCTGTCCGCACGCTCCGCGTAACCGATCCCGCCGGCTTTGTCCGCACCCAGTGCTCTAAGCCCGAGTACGCTTGGGTCACTTCCTCCGCTTGGGACAACTTGGCCCACTTCGCCCTCCTCACCGCTCCACACCGGCCCCGCACCTCGTTCTACCTATTCTCCTCTACCTTCCAGCGCCTTGAGCACTGGGTCCGCCATCACACCTTCCTCCTCGCCGGCCTCACCACAGCCTTTGCTCTCCCGCCGTCTGCCTGGCTCGCGAACCTCGTCGCCCGCGCCTCCGCTTCACACATCCAAGGCCTCGCGCTAGCCCGCCGGTGGCTCATCACTCCCCCTCATCTCTTCCGCCCCCCTCCACCCCCAAGCTTCGCTCTTCTTCTCCAGCGCAACTCCACCGGCCCGGTCCTTCTCCGTGGCTCCCGCCTCGAGTTTGAGGCCTTCCCTTCTCTCGCCCCACAACTCGCCCGTCGCTTTCCATTCCTCGCTCGCCTTCTCCCCCAGAAACCCATCGACCCCTGGGTCGTCGCGAGCCTCGCTGTCGCCGTTGCTATACCCGCCGCCTCCCTCGCCGTTCGCTGGTTCTTCGGCCCCGACACCCCCCAAGCCATGCACGACCGATACCACACCATGTTCCACCCCAGAGAGTGGCGCCTCACCCTGCCCAGGGGCCCCATCTCATGTGGCCGCTCCAGCTTCTCCCCCCTTCCCCACCCACCTTCGCCCACTCCCGCTCCCGACTCCCGAGCTGAACCCCTCCAGCCACCCTCCGCTCCACCCTCGACCCACGAGCCGGCTCCCGCCGATCTCGAGCCCCAAGCTCCTCCGGCCCACGCCCCCCAGACCGAGCCTCCGAGTCCCGTGATCGAGCAAGAAGCGCGTCCGAATCCCCTTCCCGCTCCTGCCCCGCTTTCTGCTCCCACCCCCTCCGCTTCCGCGCCTTCACTTGCCCCAACACCCTCGGCCCCCGAGCCTCCCTCGCCGACCGCTTCCGAGCAGGCCGCGTCCCTCATCCCTGCTCCCTCTTCCGCCCTCGTCGTGGAGCCATCCGGCGTCGTCTCTGCCTCATCTTGGGGCGCCACCAACCAGCCGGCCGATCAAGTCGATGACTCCCCTCTCGCTCGCGATCCCAGCGCCTCCGGCCCCGTCCGCTTCTATCGAGACCTCTTCCCCGCCAACTACGCGGGTGATTCCGGCACCTTCGACTTCCGCGCCCGCGCCTCAGGCCGCTCTCCCACCCCATACCCCGCCATGGATTGCCTCCTCGTCGCCACCGAGCAAGCCACCCGCATCTCTCGAGAGGCCCTCTGGGACTGCCTCACAGCCACCTGCCCCGACTCATTCCTCGACCCCAAGAGCATCGCCCAGCATGGCCTCAGCACCGATCACTTCGTCATCCTCGCTCATCGCTTTTCCCTATGTGCCAACTTCCACTCCGCCGAGCACGTCATTCAGCTCGGGATGGCCGATGCCACCTCCATTTTCATGATCAACCACACGGCTGGCTCCGCGGGCCTCCCGGGCCACTTCTCCCTCCGCCTGGGTGACCAGCCCCGTGCCCTCAACGGTGGCCTCGCTCAGGACCTCGCCGTCGCCGCCCTCCGATTCAACATCTCCGGTGATCTCCTCCCAACCCGATCCGTTCACACTTACAGGTCTTGGCCAAAGCGCGCCAAGAACCTTGTGTCCAACATGAAGAACGGCTTTGACGGAGTCATGGCCAGCATCAACCCGATCCGACCCAGCGATGCTCGCGAGAAGATCGTCGCCCTCGACGGTCTCCTAGACATTGCCCGACCCCGATCCGTCCGCCTCATCCACATTGCTGGTTTCCCAGGCTGCGGAAAAACACATCCGATCACCAAGCTCCTCCACACCGCCGCCTTCCGCGACTTCAAACTCGCCGTCCCGACCACCGAGCTCCGGTCTGAGTGGAAAGAGCTCATGAAGCTCTCACCCTCTCAGGCCTGGCGCTTCGGCACCTGGGAGTCCTCCCTTCTCAAGAGCGCCAGGATCCTCGTGATCGATGAGATCTACAAGTTGCCCCGAGGGTACCTCGACCTAGCCATCCACTCCGACTCGTCCATCGAGTTTGTTATCGCCCTGGGAGATCCTCTGCAAGGCGAGTATCACTCCACTCATCCCAGCTCCTCCAACTCTCGCCTCATTCCCGAAGTCAGCCATCTCGCTCCCTACCTCGACTACTACTGCCTCTGGAGTTACCGCGTCCCCCAAGACGTCGCCGCTTTCTTCCAGGTTCAGAGCCACAACCCTGCTCTCGGGTTTGCCCGTCTCTCGAAGCAGTTTCCCACGACCGGGCGCGTCCTCACCAACTCACAGAACTCGATGCTTACCATGACGCAGTGCGGCTACTCTGCCGTCACCATTGCCTCAAGCCAGGGTTCCACCTACAGCGGCGCCACGCACATCCACCTTGACCGCAACTCATCGCTCCTCTCCCCTTCGAACTCCCTCGTCGCCCTCACTCGCTCGAGAACCGGCGTGTTCTTCTCCGGGGACCCTGCTCTTCTCAACGGTGGTCCCAACTCCAACCTCATGTTCTCTGCCTTCTTTCAGGGCAAGTCTCGCCACATTCGCGCCTGGTTCCCCACCCTTTTCCCTACGGCCACTCTCCTCTTCTCCCCCCTCCGCCAACGCCACAACCGCCTCACTGGCGCCCTCGCTCCCGCCCAACCTTCCCACCTCCTGCTCCCTGACCTTCCGAGCCTCCCTCCTCTCCCCGCCTCCGGTCCCTACTCCCGCTCATTCCCAGTTCGATCTCGCTTCGCCGCGGCCGTCAAGCCTTCCGACCGGTCAGACGTCCTCTCGTGGGCCCCTATCGCCGTCGGTGACGGGGAAACCAACGCCCCTCGCATTGACACCTCCTTCCTGCCCGAAACTCGCCGCCCGCTTCATTTTGATCTTCCCTCGTTCCGCCCCCAAGCCCCACCGCCTCCCTCTGACCCAGCCCCTTCTGGGACCGCCTTTGAGCCCGTTTACCCCGGCGAAACCTTCGAAAATTTGGTCGCCCACTTCCTTCCGGCTCACGACCCCACTGACCGCGAAATCCACTGGCGTCGGCAGCTTTCCAACCAGTTTCCCCATGTCGATAAGGAGTACCACCTCGCGGCTCAGCCAATGACGCTCCTCGCTCCCATCCACGACTCCAAGCACGACCCCACCCTCCTTGCCGCCTCCATCCAGAAACGACTTCGATTTCGACCCTCCGCCTCTCCCTACCGAATCTCCCCTCGTGACGAGCTGCTTGGCCAGCTCCTCTACGAGAGTCTCTGCCGCGCGTATCATCGTTCCCCAACCACCACCCACCCTTTCGATGAGGCCCTCTTCGTCGAGTGTATCGACCTGAACGAATTCGCTCAACTCACCAGCAAAACTCAGGCCGTCATCATGGGCAACGCCCGCCGCTCTGACCCAGACTGGCGCTGGTCCGCCGTCCGGATCTTCAGCAAAACCCAGCACAAGGTCAACGAAGGTTCGATCTTTGGAGCCTGGAAAGCTTGCCAGACCCTCGCTCTCATGCACGACGCCGTCGTTCTGCTCCTTGGCCCCGTCAAGAAGTATCAACGCGTCTTCGATGCTCGAGACCGCCCCGCCCACCTCTACATCCACGCCGGCCAGACGCCCTCTTCCATGAGCCTGTGGTGCCAGACCCACCTCACCCCCGCTGTCAAGCTCGCGAACGACTACACCGCTTTCGACCAGTCTCAGCATGGCGAGGCCGTCGTCCTCGAGAGAAAGAAGATGGAACGCCTTTCCATCCCGGATCACCTCATCTCCCTCCACGTTCACCTTAAGACCCATGTCGAAACCCAGTTTGGCCCTCTCACCTGCATGCGCCTAACCGGCGAGCCTGGCACCTACGACGACAACACTGACTATAACCTCGCCGTCATCAACCTCGAGTACGCGGCTGCCCACGTCCCGACCATGGTCTCGGGCGACGATTCACTCCTTGACTTCGAGCCCCCACGCCGCCCAGAGTGGGTCGCCATCGAACCTCTTTTAGCCCTCCGCTTCAAGAAGGAGCGCGGTCTGTATGCCACCTTCTGCGGCTACTACGCCTCGCGAGTTGGCTGCGTCCGATCTCCCATCGCCCTCTTCGCTAAGCTCGCCATCGCCGTCGACGACTCATCCATCTCCGACAAGCTCGCCGCATACCTCATGGAGTTCGCGGTCGGTCACTCTCTCGGCGACTCTCTTTGGTCCGCCCTCCCCCTGTCCGCCGTCCCCTTTCAGTCAGCCTGTTTCGATTTCTTCTGCCGCCGCGCTCCCCGCGATCTAAAGCTCGCCCTTCACCTGGGCGAAGTCCCTGAAACCATCATCCAACGCCTCTCCCACCTCTCCTGGCTATCCCACGCCGTCTACAGCCTCCTCCCATCTCGCCTTCGCCTCGCCATCCTTCACAGCTCACGCCAGCACCGTTCCCTCCCCGAAGACCCAGCCGTTTCTTCGCTTCAGGGTGAATTGCTTCAGACGTTCCATGCTCCAATGCCCTCTCTCCCTTCACTCCCACTCTTCGGCGGTCTATCTCCCGACAACATCCTCACTCCCCACGAGTTCCGCACCGCCCTCTACGAAAGCTCCGCCTACCCTACTCCTCCCAACTCTCCGACCTCCATGTCAGGAATCCATGCCTCGCAAGTTGGTCCGCCCCCCGCCAGCGATGATCGCACTGACCGCCAGCCTTCTCTTCCTCTTGCTCCTCGTATTGTGGAGAGCTCTCTCGCCGTGCCGCACGTCGACGTCCCGTTCCAATGGGCCGTCGCGTCGTACGCCGGAGACTCCGCCAAGTTCCTCACCGACGACCTCTCAGGATCCTCTCACCTGAGCCGCCTCACCATCGGCTATCGCCACGCCGAGCTCATCTCCGCCGAGCTCGAGTTCGCCCCCCTTGCCGCCGCCTTCGCCAAGCCCATCTCCGTCACCGCCGTCTGGACCATAGCCTCCATCGCCCCAGCCACCACCACCGAGCTCCAGTACTACGGTGGCCGACTCCTCACCCTCGGAGGCCCCGTCCTCATGGGCTCCGTCACCCGCATCCCAGCCGACCTCACCCGCCTCAACCCCGTCATCAAGACCGCCGTGGGCTTCACTGACTGCCCCCGCTTCACCTACTCCGTCTATGCCAACGGCGGGTCCGCCAACACTCCTCTCATCACCGTCATGGTGCGAGGAGTTATCCGCCTCTCCGGCCCTTCGGGCAACACCGTCACCGCCACCTAAGCCCTCTCACCGGTTTCAACAGGAGTTTCTTCCTCGTTCTTCTCCTGACGACCAATGAACGTTGCTTATCCCCCCTTCACATCCCTCCGTTTCCCCCTCCGTTTTCCTCTCTGTTCCATTCCCCCTCTCCCTCCCCGTCTCAGCAATGAGTAAGGTTCCAGGTCGATTCAAAGACCTGATGGGATTTTCCTCGG